AGTACAGGTGCAGGTTTATTACCCAGTGGTACTACAGCACAACGAGATGGTTCTCCAGCAGCAGGATACATTAGGTTTAATTCTACTACAGGTTCTTTTGAAGGATATGATGGAAGTGCTTGGGGTGCTATAGGAGGAGGTGGTGGTGCATCAGCAGGTGGTGCAATATACGAAAACACTAACGAGATAACTGCTGACTATACTTTAACTACTGACACTAATGGTATGAGTGTTAGCCCAATGACTATTGCAAGTGGTGTAACAGTAACAGTACCAAGTGGACAAAGATGGGTGTTATTATAATATGGCTACAATTATTAATGCAGATACAAGTGATGGTTTAAAACTAACCTCTGATACCAGTGGTCAGATTGACCTTCAATCAGCAGGGTCTACTAAAGCTACAATAGATACTTCTGGTAATTTAAAGTTTAACTCAGGGTATGGGTCTGTTGATATAGCGTATGGTGTTAGGGCTTGGGTTAATTTTAATGGTACAGGAACAGTAGCAATTAGAGATAGTGGTAATGTAAGTTCTATTACCGACCATGGTACAGGTCAGTACACAGCTAACTTTACTACTAATATGCCAGATGTAAATTACTGTGTTCATTTAACTGGGTCTGTACAAGGAACAGTTAGTAATAATGGCGGTTTTAATACTGCACTTAGCAGGGTTTCAACTCCAGCAGTAGATAGTGTTAGGTTTGAAACTTATTCCATTTCTAGTTTTGCAGACCCGTTGCATGCAAATGTTTCAATAGTAAGATAAAGGAAAAGTAAAATGAGAATAATATATGAAACAAGTGATGGTGGAGTAGCAGTTATTGTTCCTACACCTGAGTATTTATTAACCCACACTATGGAAGAACTAGCTGCTAAAGATGTACCAGCAGGAGCTAACTACGAAATAGTAGAAGATAGTGTAGTACCATCAGATAGAACATTTAGAGGTGCATGGACATGGGCATAACAGTAGATATAACTAAAGCTAAAGTTATTACTAAAGACAGACTTCGTGAAGAACGAAAGCCTTTACTTGAAGCACAAGATATTTTGTTTATGCAAGCACAAGAAGCTGGCACATCAACTTCAGCTATAGTCACAGAGAAACAAAGACTAAGAGATATTACTAATCAAGTGGATAGTATGACAACACTAGACCAGCTTAAAGGAGCAAGTGTGTAATGAGTTCAATAGTCCTTACAGGAGATACAAGCGGAACTGTTACTGTATCAGCACCAGCAGTAGCTGGTACTAGGACTATAACACTCCCTGCTGCTACTGGTACTGCTATATTAGAAGATGGTAGTAATAACTTACAGATGAACTCAGGGTTTGGTTCTTCTGCAACTGCTTATGGAGTACGAGCTTGGGTTAATTTTAATGGTTCTGGTACTGTTAGTATAAATGCTTCTGGAAATGTATCTAGTATAACTGATAATGCTGTTGGTAATTATACAGTTAACTTTACTACTAATATGCCAGATATTAATTATTCGGTAAGTGGAATAACTATGATAGAAGCTAACAACAATGTATTTGTTGCTGGAGCAACTGATGCACCTACAGTAAGTGCATTTAGGTTAAATGCAAGAACCTCAGGAAATACTAATTATGATGCAGCTATAATATATGTAAATTTCGTAAGATAAAGGATAAACATACTTATGTCTAACATGACAGATTACGAAGCAGGACAGTTAGTAGCAGTAGTTACTCAGCTTAACAATGAAATAAGTGAAATGAATAAAACTTGCATTATGCTATCTGAACGAGTAAATGAATTAGAAAAACAAATGGCTAAAGGAAAGGGAATGTTTGCTGGAGCTATATTTATAGCAATGGGATTAGGTGGTCTTGGTAGCACCTTATTCTCTAAATGGTTTAATTAGGATACAAGATATGACTTACTTAGATATAGTTAATAACATTTTAAAAAGATTAAGAGAGCGTACTGTATCAACAGTCAATGAATCTTCTTACTCTAGTTTAATCGCTGTACTTGTTAATGATGCAAAAGAGTCAGTAGAAAATGCTTGGAACTGGAGTGCATTAAGAACTACATTAAGTGCTACTACATCTAATGGTATTTTTAACTATGAACTAAATGGTTCTTTAAATGCTTTAACAGTATTAGATGCAACAAATGTAACAGATAACTTTTTTTTAGATTACAAAGCAGCACACGATTTTAACAAATTCTTTTTAAGTAATGATGTAGCAACAGGCTCACCTTATTACTATTCGTTTAACGGAGTTAGTGCTGATGGGGATACACAAGTAGACTTATATCCTATACCAGACAAAGCATACACAATTAGATTTAACTGTGTACTTAGGTCAGATGATTTAGTAAATGATGCTGATAAATTAACTGTACCAACTAAACCAGTAGAGCTACTAGCTTATGCAATGGCAGTAGAGGAGCGTGGTGAAGATGGTGGTATTAACCCTGTTAGTGCTTATGCTAGAGCTACTAATGCTTTACAAGATGCAGTAACTTTAGATGGTAACAAACACCCAGAGGAGTTAGTGTGGTATGAAAGCTAGAACAGTCTTTATAGAATCACTAGCATCATCACCAGCAGATGTATACACAGTACCTAATAATATGAGAGCAAAGTTAGTTCTTGTTTTTGTATCTAACAGTGCAGGTTCTACTAGAGGCGATGTAAATGTAACTATTAACTTTGATTCTACAGAGATAACAGTATTAGGTGATAAAAGTCTAAGCTCTGGTGACTTTATAGAATTACAAATGAATGGTGGTTATGTAATGCTAGAAGCTGGTTATAAAATTAAAGGTTCATGTGCAGGTGGTACAGGAGTTTCTTGTATCCTTACAGTTGAAGAAGTACCATTTATTGTGAGTACAAACTAATATGGCAAAAGAATTAGTAACAGCATCACTAGTAGCACCAGCATTTTTAGGTTTAAATACTCAAGAGTCTAGTTTGTCTAATGACCCTAGCTTTGCTCTTGATGCAAACAACTGTGTTATTGATGAGTTTGGTAGACTAGGTGCAAGAGAAGGTTGGTTCTATCGTACAACAGGTAGTGATGGTATTAACCTATTAGGTATGCACCCTTTCTTAGATGTAGCTGGTGTTAATACTTTTATATCTTGGAACGCTACTACATTTAAAAAAGGTTTTGGTACACTTACTACAATAACACCTACTACAACTGATACTATATCAGCAGGTAACTGGCAAGGTGTAACCTTGAATGACAGAGCTTATTTCTTTCAAGCAGGTTACAAACCTTTGTACTACACTAACGAGTCTACTGCTGATGAGTTTAAAAGCATAGACCAACACGCTGATTATACAGGCAGTGTACCTAGTGCAAACATAGTAATGAGTGCTTATGGTAGACTATGGGCAGCAGACACTTCTACTAACAAGACTACTGTATACTTCTCAGACCTCCTAGAAGGTACTAAATGGGGCAGTGGTAGTGCTGGTAGTATCAACATAGCAGGTGTGCTTCCAAAAGGCTCAGATGTCGTTACAGGGCTTGGTAGCCACAATGGTTATTTAATTATATTTTGTAAAAACAATATTATTATATTTAAAGACACTGATAGTTTTCAAGGTAGCTTTGATGTAAACACTTTACAATTAGTAGAAGTATTAGAAGGTGTAGGTTGTATTGCTAGAGATACAATACAAAACACAGGCACAGATATTTTATTTTTATCTGCTACAGGATTAAGAAGTTTAGGTAGAACAATACAAGAAAAGTCAGCTAAGTTAAATGACCTATCTAAAAACATAAGAGATTCTTTTTTAGGTAATGTAAATAGAGAATCTAATTTTAGTTTAATCAAGTCTTGTTACTTTCCTGAAAAAGCGTTTTATTTAATATTCTTACCAGAAGCAAAAACTATTTATGTATTTGATACTCGTAGACCACTAGAAGATGGTGCTTATAGGGTAACAACTTGGAATAACTTAGACCACACTGATTTTGTTTACGATAAAACAACTAAAAAAATGTATCTTACACAAGTTAATGGCATAGCAGAGTATGGTGGGTTTACAGATAACTCTGTTTCTTACACTATGAGTTATTTTACTAATCACTTTGATTTAAATTATCCAAATCAAAACAAGTTATTAAAAAGAGCTGCTGTTACTGTTATTGGTTCTACTGCACAACCATTTAATTTAAAGGCTGGTTTTGATTATGTAACAAGCTACTTCTCGTTTCCGTTTACAATAAAAGATATACCAGTGTCAGAGTACGGAACAGCAGAGTATGGAGCTAATGCAGCAAGTGTAGCAGAGTATCAAGCAGGTATATCATTAGATAGATTAGATTCATCTGTATCAGGTTCGGGAAGCATTTTTCAGTTAGGTATAGAAGCAGAAATTGATGGTGGTTCTTTGAGTATACAAAAAGTAGATATTTACGGAAAACTAGGTAGGATTATATAAATGAGTAATTATTCAAAAACAACAGACTTTGCAGCTAAAGATGCCCTGAGTACAGGTAACGCTAACAAGATTGTAAAAGGTACGGAGATTGATGATGAGTTTAGTGCTATTCAAACAGCAGTTAATAGTAAAGCTGACACCAATAGTCCAGCCCTTACAGGCACTCCTACAGCCCCAACAGCTAGCTCTGATACAGACAATACTCAACTAGCTACAACAGCTTATGTAACAGCAGCTATTACAACAGCAGTTGCTGCTACAAAAACTGCCTTACTTCCAGTAGGTAGTATCTATACACAGGCTTCTGTAGCCACTAACCCAGCCACTTTATTAGGTTTTGGTACATGGGCTGCCTTTGGTGCTGGTAGAGTAATGGTTGGTTTAGATGGTGGTAATACACTGTTTGATACTGTTGAAGAAACAGGTGGTAGTGCTGATTCTATTCTTGTGTCACACACTCATACTGCTACTGTTACTGATGGTGGTCACGTTCATGGTGGTGTTTATAGACCAGGGGGAGGCGTATCGACAGATGATTTTAATGGTGATGAAACTTATAGTATGACTAATGACACTAGTTCAGCAGTAACAGGTATTACTGTTGCTAACAGCACAGAAGGTGTAAGTGCTACTGACACTAACTACCAACCTTACATAACAGTTTATATGTGGAAACGTACTGCGTAGTGAGTCCAAGAGGACTAATATAGTATGGATAAAGTTCCTGTAGTAAAGGACAAGGCTTTTACTTTGTACTTAGAAGAATACGAACAATATTTAATTATACACTGTGATGTTTATAAATGGTTAAAGAGTACAAGAAAAAAAATGGAAGTTTGTTTAGAGTTTTTATTAAAACAAAACAACAGACCTATTTATGCAGAACATTTAATTAATGATGCAAAACACACAAAGTTTTTAAACATATACGGATTTAAATATTATGGAGTTATACAAGATGATTTTGGTAAACAACGAGAGATATTTGTTAGAGGGAGTGAGTAACAATGGGTAGTATTTTTGGAAGTAAAAAAGCTAAACCAGCAAAACCTTATGCAGCAGCACAGTTTCAACCTTATACTTATACTAGTTCTTTGGGTACTACTACTGGTACACCTAGTGGTGTTGCTTTTAATGTTGGTTCTGATATAGATCCTGCCCTTACTTCTTTACAACAAAGTGCATTAGGCTACTCACAACCTTACTTAGAACAATATTTAGGTGAAGCTGGTAAAGAGTTACCAATGTTTGGTGGTGTTGATGATGGTGAACAAAGAGCTGCTGACATATTTAGAACACAGTCTGCATTACTTCAGCCTGAGTTTTCTCAACAAAGACAACAGCTACAATCTAACTTGTTTGGTAGTGGTAGATTAGGATTACAACTAGCAGGTGAAACGGCAGGTGCAGGTGCAGGAACTGGCATGGTTAGTCCAGATGCTTATGGATTAGGTTTAGCACAAGCAAGAGTTTTATCTGAATTAAGCTCTGGTGCTAGAACACAAGCACAACAAGAGCAAAAACAAGCTTATGAACAGGCTCTTGGTGGTTATCAAACTAATTTAGCAACTGGTCAACAACAACTTGCTAATTTACTTAGTGGTTTTCAAGGTGCGTTTGGTACTTATGGTAGCGTTGCTGATATTGAGCAATCTCTTGTTAATGCTGGGCTTAGTATTGAACAAGCTAGGTCTGCCGCACAATCCGCTTCTGCTGGAGCAGGTGCGCAATTAGCACAAGCAGGAAGTAAAGCAGGCAACAGTTTCTTCCAAGATTTATTATTAGCTGGTGTTTCTGGGGCTTCTCAAAATATTGGTGCGCCTAAATAATTAAATAAAAGGAAAATATAATGGCTGGTATGATTAAAGATTTGTTTGGTCAAAGTGTTCAAGACCTTACTAGACAAAGACAATTATTAAATCAACAACAAACTGCTAGTTTTTTAAAAAATTATAGTGATGGTACTAAACAAGAGCGGCAAGCTGCTGCTATTGGTGTGCCTCTTGGAATGTTAGCTGGTAGAAAAATAAAAGAATATTTTTATGGTGATCCTGAAAAGGAACTTGCTCAAGAAAGAGATGCTTTTTCTAACGAACTTATTAAAGAAGGTTATAATCCTGGTTCAAAAGAATTTATTTCTGCACAAGCCTTATTTGAAGCAGAAAAAGGTAATTATAATGATTCATCAAAACTTAATATACTAGCTGAAAAAATGCACCAACAAGATTTAAACCAAGCTGTGTTAGATCAACAAAGACTAGATGAAGAACAAAAAAAATTAAATAAACAAGCAACATCTGATATTCTAGCTGAAGAGTTAATAGGTGAACTTGGAAAAGGTAATAAATTTTCTAAAATTCTTAAAAGAATACCTAACGAAAATATTACAACAAAAATAAAAATTTACGAGGATGCAATAAAAAAAGATATAGACAAAAAAGTTGAAGAACAAAAAAAATTAGATGATGAAGTTACACGAATAGAGTTTATTGAGTCAAGAAAAAAGTTAGGTAAAAGTATCGGTGGTGCTGTTGGTAGCTATATACTAAATAACCCAAGTATTCCAGAAAAAGAATTATCTAAACTTATTGGTGAAGGGTCAAAAGGAACAGTGTCTACTCAAAATATAGGTCTTGATAGGTTTGGCGGAATGAAAACAGAAGATATTTTTTATCGCACTGGTATAGGAATACCTGATGATAAAAGACAAGTTATTCTTTCAACAAAAACTGCTACTACCACAGAACAAAGACAAGCAGGAATAGATGCTACAGAAACGGCTAGAGCAGCAATAAAAGAAGGTGTAAACATTTTCTTTAGTTCAGCTTTAAACGATGTTATTGGTTTTTTGGATCAAAGAACTGTTAAAGGAGAAACAGTTTTAAAAGATTCTTTTTCAGATTTTTTTAACACACAAAGCCCTGAGTGGAAAAAAGAAAATTCAGAAGGAATTATCCTGCAAGGCAGAATAAAAAGATTTGTAACTGCTAGAGTATTAGATGTAGCTAGAAAACTAGCACCTGTTACTGATTTAGATGCAAAGCAACTATCAGAAACTTTAATGCCTACTGTAGATTTTACTACTGTTGAGGAAATGGAAACTTTTTTTGCACAGGAATTTGCTCCAAAAGTTGTAGCAGCATTAAAGGCGAAAGATGTTATTGGTGCAGTAGAGGTTGCTGCTGATTATGTTAGCTACACTTCTTCTCAACTTGATAAAAATGGTGAACGAATAGCTCCCGACAATTTTGCAGACGAAGTAATTATGAGTTTACCAAAAGCAAGTAGGGTAGCACAATCAACTAACGAAGCAATTTATACTTTTAAAGACCCTCGTTTTCGTGGTAAAGCAGTAACAGAAGGATTAATACAATCTTTTATTAAATCTTCTGGAGCAGAAACAAAAGAAGATATTAATCGTGTAAGAAATAGTTTTGACTTATATCAAGCAGCTAAATAATAAAATTTATTAAAATAAAAAGGTTATTTTATTATGACATTTAAACCACCATCTTTTATGGTATTTGATGAAAATATAGATAAAGACTTAGATCAATCTACAGATTCTGTAGAACAAGTTGAAAGTATAAATAATAATACTAATACTGAAACTTTAGATTTAAACAAGTCAAATTTTAAACCATTTTCATTTTTAATGACTCCAGAAGAAAAAACAGCATATGATAATCAACAAAATATTCAAAAACCAAAAACAGCTATAGACGAACAACTTGTTGATAAAACAGTTTCTTCAGTTGCAAACATTACACAAGACAATATTAACAGACGAGAAAAAGCTAAAAAAGCTCAATTATATATGCTTGAAAAAGGCGATTTGTTAGGTCTTGCTTTTTCTGAAGCTGGAAACCAAGCTGGAATGGCTTGGGATATTGCAGGAGAAGGCTTACAAATATTTGGACAAGGTCTTTATGATACTGTTCATTACTTATTTCCAGAAGAAGCAACCGATGCTGTAAAAAAAGATATTACTGATTCTTGGGAATATTTGCAAAATAGTCCTACAGGACAACGATTACTTCCTTTACTGTCACAAGGTGGTGACACAGCCTATAAAGCCTATAAAGAGTTTGAAAAAACACAGCCAGTAATAGCTTTAAAACTAAGGTCTTTAATTAATTTAGGAGGGTTGTTTTCTCCAACACCTAAAAACACTAATGTTTTTGGATCAAAAATTAATAAAACTCCTAGTACAGAAGAAAGAATTAACAAAATTAGTTTAAAAAAATTTGGAGAAGATTTATTTCAAAAAGGTGTTTCACAATCAGCACAAAAAGCAAAAGACGAAAAAGAAAGAGTTGCTACTTTTTGGACTTTACCTTTAAAACCAGATCCAAAAAATGTTGAAGAAAAAAGAACTTTAAACCCTTTTAAACCCAACAGATTTGGTGTTCCAAATAGTTTAGAAAAAGGTATTATAGAAACATTAACAAAAACAGATATTAATAAAAAAGATAGTGGTGTAACTGTTAGAGATAAATTAGTACGCTATAGAAACAATTTAGGTAAAGAAATAGAACAAGATTTAAAAAAATATGATAAAAAAGTTTCTTTTAAAGATCAAAAAACAACAGGCAAAACTGTTTCTGCAACTACTAATATTACATCTCCTATAACAACATTTGATATTAAAGAAGCATTAGAGCAAGCGTTTGATGAAGTTGCACAAAGCCCTATTGCAAAAATAGCTGATAACCCAGAAAATATTTTAAAAGGTATTAGTGGTTTAAAAGATCAAATTGAAAAAATAATGTTGTCTGGAAAAACAACTAATCCAAGTGTTGTTTATGCAAGTAGAAAAGAAGCAGATAATTTTATTAAAAAGATTTATGGAGAGGGGGCTTTAAAACCAATAGGTGTTGATGAAAAACAAGCACTAATAAACACCTTTACTTTAGCTTTTAGAAAAAACATAAATAATATTTTAGAAAACGCTGTGCCTCAAGCTGAAATTAAAAGAAAACTTAGAGATCAATTTCATTTATTTGACGATACTGGACTAAAACCAATTTATGAAAAAATAGCAGAAGAAGGTTCTTCTAAAATGCTTCAAATAGCTAGTTCGTTAAAAAGAAATTACAATATAAATTTGCCAGTTAATCTTGGAGCTCAAGTTGCAACAACAAGTATGTTATTAGGCGGATTAGGTGGTGCTAAATACTTAGGTATTTTACCTTATATAGTTGGGGCTGCTGGTATTAAAATGTTTTATAATGCTTCTGGAAAATTAATTGCTAGCCCAGGAACTAAAAAACTACTTGGAAAAACAATTCTTGGTATAGACAAAGCTATTCGTATTGAAACATCAGCAAAAATAATTAAACAATTAAAACTAGATAGAGCAGCAGTGTTAGAATTATTAAAAGAAGTTGAAAAAAATAAAGAAGGTGTTGAGGAACAATAATGCCAAAAGATTCTGTACTAAAACGTATAGGTGTATCAGGATATAACAAACCAAAGCGTACACCTAACCACCCAAAAAAATCTCATGTAGTTGTAGCTAAAGAAGGTGATAAAGTTAAGACTATTAGGTTTGGTGAACAAGGTGCTAAGACTGCTGGTAAACCTAAAGCTGGTGAGTCTGCTAGAATGAAAGCTAAACGCAAATCATTTAAAGCTAGACATGGTAAGAATATAGCAAAAGGTAAAATGTCAGCAGCCTACTGGGCTAACAAAGTTAAGTGGTAACAAGGGGTTTATATGGCTAAAGCAACACCTACAAAGCCAGCTCTGTGGTCACGAGCAAAGAGCGAGGCTAAGAAAAAGTTTAAGGTTTATCCATCAGCATACGCTAATGCTTGGGCTGCTAAGTGGTACAAGGGTAAAGGTGGTGGCTGGAAAGGTGGTAACAATAAGGTGAAAAAGAAAAATGCCAGCAAAAAGTAAATCTAAAAAAGGTGGATTAGGTAAGTGGTTTGGTGAGCAGTGGGTTGATGTTAAGACTGGTAAACCTTGTGGTCGTAAGAAGGGTTCAAAAAGACCTTACCCTGCTTGTAGACCTAAGAAGGTTGCATCAAAGATAACCAAAGCAGAAGCCAAGAAAAAGACTAGCTCTAAAAGAGTTAAGTGGTCAACAACAGCCAGTGGTAGGAAGAGGAAGAAAGCATGAAGGGTGTTAAACATTATAAAAAAGATGGTACTTTATTTACAGGTAATACACACAAGATGCCTAATGGTGATTTACACAGTAATAAAAGCCATACTAAAACCTCAGTAAAGCTATATCATTTTAAAGACCTAAGTAAGAAAGCTAAACTAAAAACTAAAAGGAGTGTGTAATTATGAAAATGTATGGAACACCTAAGAAAAAGAAAAAGAAAAAACTTAAAGGTAAGTAAAAAAGAGGGGGCTTAATTGCCCCCTTTCTTTATGCTCCTATATCTACAACCTCACAGCTATCACCAGAACAGGCTAAGGTCTGTGAACCAACAGTAGTATCTTCTACTTCGTACTCAGATAGTTTCTCCCAATCAATATCTTTAGGCATCAACTTATTAAGTTCTTTGTATTCGTCTTGTTCTATCTCCTGATAGGGTGCTTGTTTGTAAGAGTGGTCACTGTGAGGAAGGAATGATACACCACTCATCTCATCAAAGTTTTTAAACACCCATGCTCCTACCTCTAGCCACTCATGCTCTCTTACTGTAATAGTAACTGAAGGCTTATGCTCACACCAATGTCTTTGATACATCAACCATACTTCTAGTTGCTCAATAGCATTTAAGTCATCTCTAGTAACACAACCTTTAGGTGCTTT